AAAAAGGGGCTTCGGCCCCTTTTTCTTTCGTTTGACATGGCTTAAACCACCTGCTAAGATGTTGTCTATGCCATACGCTACGCACATAAATGGGGTCTACCGCATAGTCAACCGGGCTACCGGGGTTTGCTATGTTGGGCAGTCGCAGAACGTCCATAAGCGATTGAAAGAACACATGCGCTTGTTACGAAACAACAAGCATGACAATATCTATTTGCAGCGCGCGTTTAATCGTTACGGTAGTGAAAGTTTTTCCCCAGAAATTGAAGTCTATTGCGACGAGGTAGATGATCTCGACGCCGTAGAAGAAGCATTTCTTTCGGGGGACGCGCATTTCGATACCCCCTGTATCTACAACTTTGCGTCGTTTGCCAAAGCCCCGATGCGCGGGAAGACGCACAGTGCGGAAGTTCGCAAGCGGATATCGGAAGGTCGTAGGAAGACGGCGTTTGACTTCTCCTCAGCGACATACAAAAAAACGCTGTCCGAAGCGCAAAGAAAAAGATTTCTAAGTGACCCAGTTTTTGTTGCAAAGGTCAGATTTATTGTAGAGAATGAGGGTATGTCGTATGCAGAACGGGGGCGTGCCCTTGGAGTGGACACTTCCAACGTCCGTAAACTTGCACTAAAATATGCTTATCTGAAAGGGACATTCCCATGAGAACTACTTTCCAAGGCCCGCTCCGGTCTCTGACGGGTGCATACACCCAAGGCCCGAATTCGGTCGTTACCATCACCGCTAGCACGGTGCTTAATCCGGAAGCCCACGCAGGACGTATCCTGCTTGTTGGCGGCACTCTCGCGGCTAACGTGGTTCTGACGCTGCCCCAAATTGTGGCGACGGCGAATCCCGCCTCGTCTGGCCCCGGTGAAAACCCCAGCACGGCCAACAACATTGGCATCACCTACACGATCATGGTGCCGACCACGATTGCCACCAGCAGCTTGAAGATTGGCACTGCTGTCGCAGCGGACCTGTATATCGGCGGCGTTCTTTCCGTCGATACGGACACTTCCAACGCAGTGGCATACTTCACGCCGAACGGGTCGAGCAACGACTTCATCAACTTCAACGGCGGCACTACCGGTGGGGTTATCGGTACGTGGGTGGAGATCACCGCCATTGCCGCGAACAAGTACCGCGTCAACGGTATCGCGTTTGGATCGGGAATCGTCGCTACCCCCTTCGCTGACTCCTAATCGGAGGCGTTATGGCGACACAGACTGATGTCAAAGCGACTACCCCGCTGACTAGCACGGGTGCGTTCGTAGATCAGAACAGCGGCAACCTTGCACGCACTCGTATCAAAGCGATCTACGTTGTCCCCACTGGCACGGCGGGTTCTGTAGTGTTCAGGGACGGCGGAGCCAGTGGGAAAACCGTGCTGACTGTCAACACAGTCGCATCCGCAACCCAGCCGACGTATCTATCGTTGCCCGGGGAAGGACTACTCTGCGAAACAGATGTCCACGGCACGATTACCAACGTCGGCTCCGTCACGGTGTTTTATGGCTAAGTCGGCCGCTTGGCAGCGCAAGGAAGGCAAAAACCCCGAAGGTGGGTTGAATGCCAAAGGCCGCGCGTCCTACAACAAAGCCAATCCCGGCAAGCCGGGGCTTAAAGCCCCGCAGCCGGAGGGTGGGGCAAGGCGGGACTCATTCTGTGCGAGAATGACCGGAATGAAGAAGAAACTCACTTCTGCCAAGACTGCGAACGACCCGAACAGTCGGATCAATAAATCGCTAAGAGCATGGAAGTGCTGACATGACACACGACCAAGTTGAAGGCATAAAGGCATTAGGCGACACATTGTCTTTGGTTACTGTCGTAGGCACCCTAGTTCAAGTTTTGCCCGCCGTAGCAGCACTCTTCACGATCATCTGGACTGTGATGCGAATTGTCGAGATGATCACGGGTAAAAACTTCTCAGTAGTTATCGGCTGGGCTAAAGACGATGCCGAGCGTAAGTAAGAAGCAACACAATCTGATGGCTGCGGCGGCAAATAACCCCGCGTTCGCCAAACGGGTAGGGGTTCCACAGTCCGTGGGACGTGAGTTCATGAAGGCCGACAAGGGCCGTTCTTTTGCACAGGGTGGTGAAATGAAAGAGTCCAAAGCGATGGTCGGTAAAGAGATGGCCTTCATGAAAAAGAAGGGCGCTCCGAAGTCCATGATCAAGCACGAAGCGGCTGAGATGGGTGCCATGAAGAAGGGCGGGTATGCCAAAGGTGGTATGACTGGCATGCTGGCTAAGCACGCGGCCAAGCCTGCGTCGAAGGCGCACGCGGGTCTGAAGTCCGGTGGGTCGGTGTTCCGTAGCGCGGCTGACGGCGTCGCCAGCAAGGGCAAGACCAAAGCTACCCAGATCAAGATGGCCCGTGGAGGTAAATGCTGATGGAACCCAAGAAACGCGCTCCCCGCGCGGCTGCACCCAAGCCGTCTGCGCCCCCCGTGCCCCCGGCACCCCCTGCGCCTGAAGAGAGACTGACGGACGAGCAGCGGTTTCGTCGGTCGCCTGAGTATCAGGAGATGCAGGATCAGCTTCTGCGCGAGAAGGAGGCTAAGGCCCCGACCACGCGCTCAACCATGGGCGAAGGCAAGCTCAGGCTGTTCCGTGCGGGCGGCTCCGTATCCGCTTCCCGTCGCGCAGATGGCTGCGCCCAGCGTGGCAAAACCAAGGGACGGATCATCTGATGATGATGAGCCGGGGTATGGGTGCTATCCGCAAGGGTATTGTCAAGAAGCGCCGTGACAATACCGACTTTACTGAGTATGCCGAGGGTGGGCAGGTGAAGTCCAAGGTCAATGCTGCGGGTAACTACACCAACCCCGGCATGCGGAAGTCGCTCTTCAACAAGATCAAGTCTCAAGCTACGCAAGGCACCGGGGCTGGGCAATGGAGCGGGCGTAAGAGTCAGTTGTTAGCGAAGCAATATAAGGCCAAGGGCGGCGGGTATCGTGACTAAGAAGCCGCAGCAGTCGCTCAAGGATTGGACGGCCCAGAAATGGACAACAAAATCTGGTAAGCCGTCTTCCAAGACGGGCGAGCGGTATCTGCCAGAAGCTGCGATCAAATCGTTGAGTTCTGCCGAATATGCAGCAACTACCCGCGCCAAGCGTGCGGGTAAAGCCAAGGGCCAGCAGTTTGTGTCACAACCGAAGCGTATTGCCCAGAAAACAGCGAGGTACCGATAATGGACATGGCGTTGGTAAAGAAGTGTGTGGAGCTGGCTGCGCAGCAGCGTAAGGACACGCTGGGTGCGGTGGATGATGATATCCAAGCCCTGCTGGACGAACTCAACGCACCGCCGGTCGTTGCGGAAGAACCCCCTGCCAAGCCGACTCGCAAAGCAAAATGACCACTTCGGGCACCACTGGTTTCAATCTTGAATTCACGGAGATAGCGGAAGAAGCGTGGGAGCGTGCCGGGCGCGAGATGCGTTCGGGCTATGACCTGCGTACCGCACGTCGCTCGATGAACCTGATGACCATTGAGTGGCAGAACCGTGGCATCAACATGTGGACGATTGACGAGGGGACTATCAACCTTGTTCAAGGTGTAGCCGAGTATGACTTGCCCGCTGACACCATCGACTTGCTCGACCACGTTATTCGCACGGGGGCGGGGCAGGTGTCCACACAGTACGACCTATCTATTAGTCGTATTAGCGTATCAACGTACGCAACAATCCCCAACAAGTTGCAGCAAGCTAGGCCGATTCAAGTGTGGATCAGGCGGTTGAGGGATGCCCCGAAGATCGTCGTGTGGCCGGTACCCGACCAAGGCACGCTAGCGTCCCCGTACTACATCTTCAAGTATTGGCGCATGCGCCGTATTCAGGACGCAGGGGCTGGGGTGCAGACTGCCGATGCCAACTTCAGGTTCCTTCCCGCGCTTGTAGCGGGTCTGGCGTATCACATCTCCATGAAGGTTCCTGAGCTTGCTCCGCGAATCGACATGCTCAAACGGGCATACGAAGAGCAGTTTGATCTTGCGGCCGGGGAGGATCGGGAAAAAGCGTCGGTTCGCTTCGTGCCTAGGGTCGCGTACATTGGGGGTGGGTGATGGGTAGCCGGTTTGCGTCTGGCAAGATTGCGATTGCGATTTGCGACCGATGCGGGTTTCGATACCGGCTGCGAGAACTTAAAGAGTTGGTCATCAAGACCAAACGAGTGAACATGCTGGTGTGTCCCGAGTGCTGGGAAGAAGATCACCCGCAGCTATTGTTGGGGATGTTCCCTGTAG